CAAGGTAGGTTCGTAGCCAGGCAGCCTGGCTCCCCCATTGCCAAGAACTCGTGGGTGGAACCCAACCTCGACCACGACGGAGCAAACGTTCTCCGCAAGATCCCGCTAAGCCGGGTCCATTCTAAAACATTCCGATCCTACACGGTGATCGGCACTGAGATGATTGTCAAAATCACGAACAACGAGATGGGTAAGTACTCCCAGAGCGACCCAAGTGCTCCATATGCAGTTGCACCATCTCACAAGGTCTGGTATGCTTGGCGCCTTATTGCGGCCAACACCGGAACTCCTATCGACGAAGCTACGGAGATCCCCTTCCCAGTCGAACCCGACACCACGTATCAGGCCCTCCGTGAAACTGGCAAATGGCGAATGGGCATTGTTTCATCGTCTTCCACCGATAAGTACGCAACCCGTACTTTTAAGATCGCATTCAACAGCAAGAGGCTCTTTGGAGCCGAAGAAGGAAAGCCGGGTGCTACGAACGTAACCGGCTTGATGACGTCAAATGGCCTCGTTGGCGAAACAGGCGCCTCTCAGCGCTCGACCTGTGGAGGCCCACGTCACACTGCCTACCTCCAGTTGATTCTCGGACCGCAGAACCTGTCCGATATCACTAACCGACATGGAGACCCGCCCGGCCCAGATGGTATCCCGGCATTTGGCTCGGTTTCTCCATCCTACTCGCTCACGGACACACAAGTTGACATTACGACCAACTTTTATGTTTCCCTGGGTAACCCCTACCCCATCCAAGTCGTTGATGCCGACGGCATTGCCTATCCTGTCCCCGAAGGGGGAACTAGTATGGCCACTGGAACCACCGACTTTATTAACACCATCGGAGATGGTGTACTCTAATTAAGGGAGGGGGGGCGCGAAGCCCCCCCGAACGCACTCGAAATAATTTACATTACACTATTTTGTTAAATGAATAACTTCGCATCGCCGAAGTAACTGATCGATAGAATCCTTTTTTTCTACCTGTCTAGGGTAGACCTCCTCTGGTGGCATTGAGGATGTAATCCTGATCTCCTTTGCCATGAACGGCGTAGGCTCCTGGTTCCGCCGCTTCACCTTTTTTGGCCACTTATCCGTCAAATCAAGCAGCTGAGCGTAAGGGATTTGCCCCCTGAACTCGTTAAGAATAACGATAGGCTCACCATCGTAGCCGTCCCACCAGCCGTTGTCCGCGACCTCGAGGATGTACGTATTTGCTGGGTCATAATTTTCATAAACCTTGTGGCTCTTGCCCACACCTGTTGAACCCCAGTACCACTTCATCTGGGTCATCTCCTTACGGAATACCGTTTTTCGACGTTTGAGGTCCCTGTACCGCATTAAAAACGCGTGGTGTTTGGACATAGTCCCGAACTCTTCCTCACATAGAGTCAGCTCGTCTGCACCTTCATCAATCCGTCTCTTGCAACGGGCAAGATCTGTGCGAGCACCCTGCTGCGAGTTGTCTTCCATGCGAATAAGTTCGCCGTCTTTTGCACAATAAGTCTGGTCGGCCCATCGACCCATCATGACTTGCATTGAAGCCCGCCCTCCGAGAATTTGGGATGCGGCTTTCATCCTCATGGCCTTTGCAAACACAATGGCCCCCTGAAGGTGAGGCGTACCGCTCTCACCGACTTCCTTGCCGCAGATAATGCGCATACAAGGAACTGCTTTCACGGCAGCGACACATTCGTCAGTATAGTTGTTGATCGTGAACACATATCCTCTAGATGGTTTTCTCGCCATCTCGAAAAGTGACGGGGCCTATATTACCCCCGTCACTTCTGTTACACCAGAAGTACTATTTTTTTCACCGACAATTGTGGGTCGGAAAAATCAGCATTTTTTTAGAAAAATGCGCGCGCGCGACCGAATTCCAGGGAGCACGTATAAAGGGTCACGAAATTTTGAGGGACACTTCTCTCTATGGCTGGTCAGATCGTACCGGTCCACCAAGCGCATCGGAATTATCTCTCGCTTGCTCCTTTTGTTGCCCCTTGGATTGGCCAACAATTGTCAAGCTTTGCAAACAGCCGCCCTGCTTTCCTCAAGGAACAGCTCAAGAAGCTCGGTCAACGAGCTAAGCGTGCTATCAAAGGAACTCGAAAGTTCAATTCCCACACCATGCCCTCTGGCAGGAAATACAGCCGTAAGAAGCGGTCTCGGAAGTCTATGTACAAGAAACGACCTCGAGCCGTGCGACGAGAGCAAGCCCTCCGAAAGCGTGCCCGAAAACGAGGAAACGTCCGGGCCGCGAAGAAGCTCGTCCTTCCCCTTGGAGGCTATCAGGAGCGTCGCATCATACGTCTTAAGGACGTCATCTCATTCAAAGGCGCGTATACTGGCGCTAGCCTTAATGGTACTGAGCACCTTTACAACGGTGTACCTTACTCGACCAAGTTAGCTCAGCACGTGTCGAACCCGGCCCTCCACTCCGACCCCAAGTTGGGCAAGTGTCAGCAGTATGTCTTCTTCATGAACGACCTGCGTAACTTCTATGGGCAAGGTAGGTTCGTAGCCAGGCAGCCTGGCTCCCCCATTGCCAAGAACTCGTGGG